GCTTTAGCTTTCAAATCCTCCAATTGCTTGTCGCGGTCGGCCAATTGCTTTTTGTACTCTTTGACTTGGCTATTCACCTCGTCAAATTTCTCCTTCGGAAACCAGTTTCCATCAGATACGACTGCTATTTTGTGTTCGCCGGCTTTTGCAGTCACCTGATTATACAGTTCCTCGCCTAACAGTTCTTTCAAATCCATTTATTATCGGCTCCTTTATTGATGTTTTTTGGCGTGTCACACCTCACGCTGAAAGGATCCGTTCAGTTTTACGCCGAACCTTTAAAGAGCGCAATATAAAGCGCCGAGAAACTCTCATTCCCGGCGCGATTTATACAATTTGTTCGCGGTCATATCTCCGCGTTCTTTCAGTTCGTCTGATAAATTCCCTCATCACCGCTTGCCGTTCTCTAACTTTAGCTGCGGCGCGTTTTGCCCCTTCCTCATCGCCCATCGCTTCAAACATCGCTTTTTCCCGTTTAGCTTGACGGATACGGCGCTCCAAGTACCTTTGTTTTTGGCTTTCGGCATAGCGCTTTTTGGTTTCCACTTCGTCATAATGGGGAAATCTTTTTATTGATAGCCCTTCAATATACGGATAAAGGACATGCCGACAGTTAATACCCCCGATACCTTCGATGGTGCCGTATCCCGTTTCGCTCAACGGTGGATATTTGTTGTTTTGTCCGCTGATGGAATATATCCGCCCTTGAAATGGGATATGCGACGGCCTAGAGTCCGCATGGCTCGATATTTCGACAAGATCAACGCCGTATTCTTGAAAGCGTGCTGTCTGCATCTCATTAGATACCTTTGACACCATCGACCTTGTGACCATGTTGATATAGGCCTCTGTCGACCATTTTCGTCCAGATTTATCAACAAGTGCCGGTATGCCTTTCTCTGCCCACCTCTCAGCCGCTTCTCTGAGGGTCTCCTGAGGCGTTGAAACGCCTGTCAATACCTTCCCTACCGTCTGGTTGATGACGTCAATATAGGCCTGTTCTGCTTGCCCTAGCATGGTTGTATTAACTAGGTTGAATATATCCTGTGCCTGCGCTTGATAAGCGGCAAGTATGCCAGTTAATACAGTGCTGTCAGCGATTGGCGGCGGCTGAACAAGTTTGCCTTGTCTGACCGCTTCTTCCAAATCATCTTCGAATTCTTCAACCGTTGAATATCCGGCTTTCTCAAGCATCTTCGATATGGCATCGATGGCAAGGCCTGAATGCTTTGCAATTGTGATGATATTAGCCTGGGTCAATGACCCCAATTCTGCTAGTTTGAGAGATTCCCATGAATGAATATCATCCTCCGTAAGCAGTGATTTATGTTCTCTTAGCCGTTTGGCGATATTGATGAGGATTTGCTCCTCGATAGACAAATAGACCTGCACGACCGGAATGGTAAGTTGTTGCTGTTTTAGGTAGTCCATTATTCATTTCCACCGCCGACAAGTCCCAACATATCCACTTGTTCCGCGGTGGCCGTCGCATTTTCTTCATTGATCTCTTGCAACCACTTTCTGGCTTCTTCCTCCGGCAAGTCATGAATTCGCATAATGGCCCGTACTTTCGGCATCAATCCTTGTGAGACCAACTTCGAATAATAATTGGCATTGGCATCCCGGTCTTGTGCCACCGAATCATCGAAATCAATAGTGACTTCATATTCATCCGGGGCATCGAAAAAGCCGTATAGTTCGGCCACTTCGCAAATAGTTGTGATGAGCTCTTTCAAGCCTTCCTCGATGGTGACCTCATGGCTGTTTTTCGTCCTGAACGTTTTGGAGTTTTCGCTGACTACCTCCGTGGCTGTTTTTACCCCTTGCCCGTCGAACGTGAATGTTCCGGCACTAAAACCGATTTGCATGGCGAGAATATTAAGCAATGCGTTGATGGCATCAATATGCTCTTGAACACGCAATTCAACAGATATGTCAACGATTTTGTCATCATCTAAGTTTGTATTGATAGCTTGGTAGACTTCATCATTGGCATCAAAGTATCTTCGCATCTGCCCGGTTTCCGGATCCACGACGGTTTTCACCGCAGCGGCCGGAACTATGATGCGTTTTTTGCCCAGACGGAATTCGCGCTCAAAACTGTCAAACGCTGTATCAAGTTCTTTTAATGTATCCAGCGCATTGGCATAGAGAGAGATGCCAAGTGGTGACTGAATGTCGATATTATTGGCGATATTTGGCTTAAAATAAACGAAAAGCGGCCTTGATAGACCCTCAATCCGTGTTTCTTCTTCTAGTTCCGGGTATAGCGCGGATAGTGGCACCTTGACGCCTAATTCGGCTTTTGTAGATGACTGATAAAGTTCATTCCGGACCACATATGTCGGTCCATCCCAAGTATGCCACTCAAGTAACGTGAAATACTTGTCGCCTTTGCGGGTTTCGTTTACGAAAACGCCCTCAGTGATTTCATCGGCAGTCTGTGACACTGGGATAAAACAGTTTGCGGTGACATATGATAGCCGGATGCCTTTGTCATCACCAAAGACTTTTATAACCATGCCACCCATGGCAAACATATATTCCAAGTAGCGCTGAAACTGTTTATAAAAACTATTCCGTTTAAAAGCATCTATGACATTTTCGGATAACTTCTCATCGGAAATGTTGATGACACATTTTTCATTAAAAACTAATGACGCCATTTCTTGAGCAATCACCTTCGGCATTCTCATGCTGTTCATGCGGCGCGTTTTTTTGCCCTGCAATGTAAAATAATCGAGATCATGCCATTCTGGATAATAGCCTTTATAAAGCGCGTACCACATATCAATGTGATTATAAAAATCCTCTGATGCGATGACATCCTTCGATTCTAAAACACTTTTAATACCTTTGATTAAGCCCAATCTATACATCACCTGCCTTATCTTGGCGATTATGTTTCTGAACATGTGCTCACCGCCCTAAATAACGTAACGCTTATAAAAATAATTAACGCTATAGCGAAACTCGTCCATAGCGTGGTTAAAATTGTCAATCGGCTTTCCGTTTTCATCCCGGGAGTACATGCCGATCTCTTTTATAAAGTTGTAATGGTCGTATTTATCGGTTTCGATTAAGAAAAATTGCTCATTTGTAATGACATTTTGTGAGCGCTCTATACCTACCTCAATGCCCTTAGATGAACCTTTGATGTCGTGAGCATTGTTGTCTGCTCCGCGGGTTTGAATGCCGATAAGATGCAATTCCTCACGAAGTGATTTGCACGCGGGATCGACAAACACTTCTGTATATCGCATCTGAAACTTTTCAATGCACCATTGAATGAAAGCCTTGATTTCTCTCGCATAAACACTCATCGCCTTTACTTGGCCGGTTTCTTTCCCGGAATGGTAATAATGGGCCACCCGATTTAGATAATATTTAAGTTTCCCATTTACTTTCTTCCGGGTAACGATGTTACAGCTGCACGATGTTGCATCGGACTGCCCGCCATCGGCCACAAAATACATTTCGATGGGTTCACCTTGAAGTGCAGGCTTTATATTCTTCTCCATGTCGAACATGGAGTAAATGACGCCTTCCGGCAATACCCGTTTACCAAACCAGTCGCGCTGTAATAGGTATGGGTTCTTTTTCAGGGTTTCATAGATTTCTCGTTTGCGCTCTTCGGTAATAATCGGGTTGTCGTTGATCGTCCAATGCGTCCACCGCGTATTTTGAACATCGAAAACCTCTTTGATAACCGGATGATTCGGCGCCGGCGGGTTTAGATCGGCAAGATGATACCGGTCTTTGGCCGCGAAGGTCCTGCGGAAACACTCCTGAATCATGTCCATGTTCAAAAGGTTAATCTCACAAAATACAACGGATCCAAGGGACATACCAGTAATAGCGCCGACACTGTTTGCTTTGCCGCCGCCTTTGTAGTAGATTTTCTTTATTCCGTTTGGCGTATGGACCTCTAAGTGGTCTCCATGCTCGTCATGTTTTATATCTGCAAGACTGCCGAATATATGCATCAATCCGGTACCGTCTCCGTCGATAAAAAGACGGAATGCTTGCTCCTGGTTATACGCGACGATCAAGTGATTCTTATCACGTGTCCATGAGTAATAATCAGCCATTCTAAAATGACCGGCTGTTGTTTTACCTGATCGCGGCGTTCCCTCAAATACATCCAAAGTGTAATCGTATGGACGATAAATAACCTCAAGCTGTTTCGGTGAGAAATGAATATCACTGCTGTTCACTATTCTCACCATCTTTCTTCATTTGCTCATATTGTTTTCGGCCTTCAATAAGTGCTTCAAGCAAGCTAGTATCTTTCTTTTCTCCTTTAAGCAGCTTGACCCGTTCCTGTGCCAGTTCGGTTTCAGCTTTCGTTTTCTCAATTGCATTCTGCATTTGTTTAAGTTTCAACCTACGCTCGTCATCTTCGTGAGCCAATTCATTGAACTGTTTGATCAAACTCCGAAGCTCTGCCATTGCCCGAGATTGAGCATTCAAAAAAGTCGCCTGGCGATCCCAGGCGAATTGAAATTCGTATTCTATTTCATGACTTTCCTCACTATCAGTCAGTCTATTCTTTTCTTTCTTAAGTTCTTTAATCATTTCATCCTTGCTCTCAACAAACATGATTTGTTGTGCTCGAATTATAGCCGCATACTGGATCATGATTTGATCCCATATGAGATCGGCTGGACTCTTTTCATTGAGCATACCCATGATTTCTAATGTTGCTTGGGGGATATACTTAGAAAAAAGACCATGTTTTTTGGCGTTTTGGTTCCCCTTTGGTGCGCCACCATCATTACCGACTGCGTTTTTATTACCCTTGGGTGCCCCTCTTTTCTTTTTTGTGTGCACACCTTTTTCTTTTGTATGCACACCATCACGGGACCATTTATAACGGGTTTTCCACGATTTTACGGTATTCAGGGTGACGCCATATTTTTCTGCGATGTCTTTATATTTCATGCCTTTTAAGTAGTCTCGGTAGGCCAGTTCTTTTTGATCAGTCACTACATCTCACCCACCTCCGGGTATTGTTTTATGTTGTTTTGGAGCAAAAGAAAAAGCACCGCGATGGGTGCTTTTCATAATATTTCTCTTAACTAAGTTCTCTTAATAGATTCCTTAATTCATTAGTCGCTTGATTGACGCCATTAAAATATTGTTCTCTGTCCAATTCCGGATTATCTAAAAAATAAAATCTTTCAAGAAAGACATCAATACGTTCTTTTATTTCGAGATTACTATCTCTATAATATGGAGATAATGTAGCAACTAATACTGTAAATGCCTTTCCAATTTGATCAATATAATCTGCATCAATAACTCCATAAAGGCCTCCACGTCCATTTAAATTCAAGGCTCTTCTGGCAACCAATTCCAAACTCATAGAAATGTGATGATTACTCATGCTCATACTTCCATTCTCCTTTCAATTCACATTATTCATCAGAAAGGAGAAATATTCAACTTTAAAATTATTTAAAAATAAAATCCCGAAAGCGCCCGTCGGATCCAAGCAGGCGCTTTCGTCAAGCAGCAGGTTCGACATATTATACTGACTTAATGATAGCCGGGAGTTTTACCTCGCCGACCTCCCTTCCAGTTTAACCGCACTTTTTATTTTGGTGCAATTTCCCTGCATTCCCTGCAAAGTCTGCAATTTTGTCCACGATCGCATTTCTGATATTATAAACGTGTCGCTCAGAAAGTCCCATATGACGAGAGATAGCGATCATCGACATGCCATCAAGCATACATTCCAAAACGGTTCTCTCGCGTTCATTTGTTATAGCTTTAGAGTATTCCTGTATAAACAGGACCTTTTGTTCCAATCTCTCAACCCATCGACTTTTCTTCTCCCGCCGCAAATACTCCCGAAAAACCGGATCGCTATTTTGGCCGCTTCCTTTGGGTAACGATGCCTCTATCCCATATTGTGCCGTTATACCGTCTCCGGCATCCTCAAGCATTTTTCGCTGCCGTTTTATCTCATTAATCATCCACTTGTAATCCCGAAGAGCATCAGCGATTTGTTTCTTATTCATCCAATCACCCCTTTAAAACTGTTTAAAAGCCCCGCCAGAGGCGCGTTTGTACTTTGGACGATACATACCCATCAACTCTTTTAAATCGCGCTCAGACAGCCGTTCTGTGCGCTTCTGCGGTTTTTTCTTAGGCACTAGCCCAATACGTTCCAATTCGCTTTGTAAGGTTCTCATGGCTTCTCTCTCCTTTCTCAAAAAGAAAAGGACACCAACACCGCAGATGCGATTATTGGTGCCCCGGTTGTTCCGGTAGCATTTCGTATTTTACTCGTACTACGCATTAAAACTTTGTTATGACCTCAATATCATCTATGTCGTCAACTTCCAAAACTTCCGACACCTCATCAAGTTCAATATCACCATTAATGGATTCTTTAAGTTTTACAATTAATTCTACGGAAGCTGTTGCCCACACTTTTGCTTTGTATCGTTCCATTTTCAACTTTCTCCTTCCTACTTCGCACTTTTCCTCTACTTCACCGTATAACTAACCTCATACATCACCGGCTTACCGTTTTGCCATGTAATAATCTGCTTCCCGAACCCGACGCCCGGGACATCTAGCTTTTCTATTTTGCCGTCTAATACACGATAAACAGCATTTTCAAGAAGGCTGACTTTTGCTTCCAACTTGTATTCTTCCATCCCGGCCTCCCCTTTGATAAAATTATTGTAGCGATTGGTTTATGGGGCCCGGGATTTCCGGGCTTTTTTTCATTTCCCGCTTTTTTCGCGATTCTTGATTTCTTCCCTTGCCTCTTCTCGAATCACTTGCCGCTGCCATTCAACGCTGCCGAGCTTTGGTTTTTCAGTGAAGATCCGTCTCTTTCTCACAATTTCACCCCCTTATCTTCGGAATCATGGAACCACCATTACGCTTGCAATCTACGCCCATTCTTGATGCACACCGCCGATAGAGGGGACAACGCATACATAACGCTTGTCCATCTTCCCGGCGCATCCAGTCAGGTCTTGTGTCGATGATGGTCACTCGGGACATATCGCCACCATCCTTTGACCTCGCCATGAATCTGGATCAACTTTTCCCAATTACGATTGACAAAACTATAAATCGGGTAAATCAGAAACGTGTTAAAGAGAACTAACACAATGCAAATGCATATCAATGCATAAACCAACGTCATCACCTACCCCTTTTAGCTTGCCTTCTCAATTCCTTGAGCTCGTCCAATTCAATCCATCCACCGTATTTCTTCACGTATGTAATCAAGCTGAGTTTATGGGGATAGATTTTATTAAACAATTTTTTCTTGATTTTGAAGGCTTCGGTCTCAATCCCCTTTACGTCAATGACCTCGATGTTGCCGTCTTTGTGATGTACTTCAAAGTCCGCAATGTATTCAATTTTCCGGTATGTCTTTCCGTCCTTCTTAAATGCCGGCTGTAGCAAATATCTCGGTTGTAACCGGAAGAAAAGTATCTCGCCGGCTTTCTCAAGAAGTTTGAGATGTTGGTAGTATCGCGCTTCAATTTTGCTGTCGAAAACATGGCCATCTAATTCTACTTTCCTGCTGTTATATTTTGCCGGCACTGCACTCGCTCCCTATACAACTTGTCTATCTGTTCGTCAGAGAAGTGATTGAATATCGCCCGCTCCCAACCCGTGAAAAGCATCAGCATCCGAATCTTGTATTCTCGGACCTTATCAGCACCCATTTGCATGCCCCCAGAACGCCCATATTTGCCTTCTGCGCCATTTTTATTTACTCAACGATAAAAATTATTACTACAGTCCAAAATCCCGTTAGAAGCGAAATATGGAGGTTATATTAGCATCCTTGTTCTCTCACTTGCTCGGCAATCGCCACAGCCACCGCCGCAACTTGAATAAGCTCACTGTACAGATCTTTGTCGTCAGTATCTTTGCTCCATTTTTGGCCGCTCTGCATCGCCTGGGCAACTTCTCCGACTTCTTCGCTTAGAATCATTAGCCATACGGGATACGGATGTCTCTGAACACCCCATTTGGCATTTTGCCGCGCTCGCTCTTTAGCAATGTCATCAAGTACTTTGTTCAACATATCGCCACCCCCGTTTCATGTTTTCTAGCAATCTTCCAAACGTACTTGGATCCATACCCAACGCCTGGCTAATACGTTTCTGCGTCACACCGTTTTTGATGAGATAGCGCACCTCCGATGTCGTCATATCCTCTCCCTTTGAAAGAATCGCATGAATCCGTTCGTCTTCGGTGTTCCTTGGTTTCTTTTGATACAACTGCCTTCCGAGTTCTTGAAGCCTGTCCAAAACCGGACAACCACGGCATTCATTCAGATAATAGCCCCGCGGATTGTGTTTTGGGCACCGCCGGCAAATTGCGAGTTGTTCTTCAATCCGATCGTAAACTTTCATCCGTTCTGCTTCTTGCATGCCGCATCCTCCTTCCTAAAGAACGCCATCTTGTAGGTGCCATATGGTCCATGGCACCATTTTGGTCCATCCACAAGCGTCCATCCGGCATTGAGGGCTAGTTTTAATTCCCGTTCAAACTGAACCGGATCGGGTGTTTTGATGCGCTTTTTCAGCATCAGCCTCACGCTCCAATCGTTCAGCGAGTCTGCCGCTCCGATAAGCGACGACGGCGACCAGGGAAAGTGTGAGAAAATCGAAAATGATGATCAGCACTTGCCACCACCATGGCATCATGTTAGCGCCCCCTTTCTGGCGATAATGGTCAATATCGCATATCCGGCCAAATCCATGAGCGTGTCCTCGATGGATTCATCATTGACTTTTTGTTCGCTTGTTATCAGGGATTTATAACGCTCCAGCTTGTCCGTCAGACGTATAACCGCCGATAAATCTCCGAATTCACGATAAAGCTTTGTAAAAGAGTCGCCGTAATCATGGTTTTTCTTTTCGAGTGTCTCAGCGATGGAAAGAGCGATTTTTTTGAACGGGCTGTCGGTTGGTGTTGACACCTGATCGCGGGCTTTAATAATGTTTACTGCCGTTCTTTCTTCATTCAGGGCTTGAGCACGTTCTGCAATGTTTGATAATGCGTTTGTTAAGATTTCATCCAAATCATTTTTTGGTGCATTTTCTTTGGCCTTTTCCGCAATTTTCTCGGGCCGTTTGCCATAAACGCCGATTAAACCCCAACGGTTTTTCAGCTTATTAAGATTTACGTTATTGAGACCATATTCTTCCATGATCACTTTATCTGTCTTACCTGCCGCTTTTAGTTCCATGTATTTTTCTTTGGTAAGCTCCATATATCCCGTCTCCTTTCTCAATTTTTCGAGTTCCTCCGGAGTCAGCTTATAGGCGATTACCTCGCCACTACGGTATGCCGGGCTATCGCGCAAGCCGAATCTGACGTTTTCCACGATTTTCACTCAACATCAACCCCAACGGCCTTTAGCGCCGCTAAACAGATGGCGAGTGGGGCGGTTTCGGCAAAGGCTTCATAAGTATTAAAAAGTAATGTGATTGAGTTCTCTTTCCGAAAAATTACACGATAGATTTTTTCATTGTCTTCGTTTATCGAATCGCCTATAAAGAAAACAAATCTTTTTCTGAGTTTCTCAACCACTTTCCAAGCATCTGAAATATCCGTGGAAGGGCTAAAAACTTCACAAGAACAGAAGTCAATTGAACATGGTTCAGCCGCTCTTTTCACCTTGCCGCTTTCATCAACCCAAAAAGTAGCTCCGTATCCACGTTCCTCTAACCTCCACCCCATCACCTTCTCGGCGACAAGGGTGTCAAGTTCGCGTCCGGGTTTCATTTATATCCCTCCCGCTAATTTTTGTAGTCGTGCTTTAGCAACCTCTCTCCGGTAACTTGTCGCCTTGTTCTCTACAAGTACTGATGTCTCAGTTATACGGTCATATGTCCTTTCGCTGACTTGACCTGCCAATTCATTTGGACGCAAGTTCGATGTATAGAGAATCGGCAATTCTTTGCGGTAGCGACCATCGATGATCCGAAACATCACATCTTGAACCCAGTCCGTCAGTTTCTCGGCGCCAATATCGTCTAAAATCAACAAGTCACAAGTAAGTAATGCTTTCATGATTTGTTCCTCGGTATCGCGTGAGTTTTTGTTGAAAGTGCTTTTGATTCGGCCTAAGAGCTCCGGAACGCTTTGGAATACGACGATATATCCCCTTTTGTGTATTTCGTTTGCGATGGCAGCAGCAAGATGTGTTTTCCCGTTCCCTGGCGAGCCCCATATCATCAAAGATTGCGGGCCCCATTGGTCAAACTCATTGACATATCTTTGAGCCATTTCAAAAGCTTTTTCGGAGCCTGGTCTTTGTTTGTACGTTTCAAAAGTCGATTCTTCAAATCGTTTGCCGAGATTGGAGATCGAGAAAAGCCGTTCCGTTTCGTGTTTTTGTTGACGTTTAGCAGCTTCCTCAAGCATCTTTTTTTCGTGTTCCCATTCGCAATCGCATTTAGGTTGCACTAATCGTTTACGACCCAAAACATCAATCTCAATCGGTGGCACATATCGTCCGCAATGCGGACATTCATAACGAGAGTTCGTCGTAGTCGTATGGGCTTGTATGATGTTCTCCATCACGTTTGCTATGCTTTGCATTTAGGGCCTCCTTCCGTTGCTTTTTGGTAGATTCATAGGCTCTGACTGCATCGATCGTCAGCAATCCTTTTTGATGCCATTCACGCAGAAATGATTCGCAATATCCGAAGCTGTATCCACCTTTTTTTAAGGCCATCTTCATTGAGGCTATAACGATTTCATTTGAAGAAAAGTCTTTGACCCATGCCTCTATTGATTCCTGAATATAGGGCGATATATATCCGAAGTTGTTCCGAAAAAACATGACGGCATCTTCATCTTCGCGCGCGTTAGCTGCTGCTGCATTATTAGTTTCGTTTATGTTTTGTTTATGTTTATTAATGTCTCGCGGATTAGTCTCTGGATTAGTCCGCGGATTGGTCTCCGGATTAGTCTCTTGATTAGTCTCCGTATTATTCCGGTATAGCGGAATAATAGAGTAAGTACCGGCTTGCCCTTTTTTCCCTTTTTCGTATCCAATAAGCCCTATCTGTTTCAAATCATTTCTGATTTTATGAAACTCAGATTTCGCCATTGGACACATTGCTTGCAGCGTTTGATTGGCAACTGTGAATTCCTTTGTCCAACCACACTTATTGTTGATGTTTAAAATTGCTAGATATAACGCTTGGTGTTTTGGAGTTATCGGATTCAACAAAACCCAATCGTAAAACGCGTTAAGCTGTTTTATGTAGTTCAACCGGTCTCACCTCTTTCTGCATATCGCCTTCATACCTTCAATCTTCACAAGCCTTAACTCCGGATAACTCCGCGCGATATAACCAGCCACATAACGCTTGAAAAGCTTCCCCCGGTTCTCATAGCCGGCCGTCAGATGGAGGTAGACCGGGGGAATGTCGATTTTATACTGCAATGAGCTCACCGATCTCAATCGTGTTAGATAGTTTTTTTGTCAGTCGACAATAATCACATTTTCCACAACGTCTTGGTTCGATCTTCCCGCTTTTGACTTCTAATATGTGCGGCATGGCCATTTCCGTGAAGTCGTATTCAAACTCAAAACGCGACTCATCAAAGTGTAGCACCGCTTTGTTCGGTGGATTTTCCTTCGTTATTGCGACGATATAAGGTGTATACCATTCGCCAAAAACCTCATGCAGCACACGCCGATAAATGGCCATCTGAAGGACGTAATCATATGCCTCGACAAATGATACCCACCCGTTGTATTTGTCACTCCAGTAGCGTTTATGGAGGTCTGACGTGGTCTTTATATCGCTGAATGACTTTCGTTGAAGATTGATGCTATCGACTTTGATTTTCCATTCAACACCCCAAAGATGAGCCGTATAAATTTGCTCTTTTTCGCCCTCCAAAGCAAACATGGCGAATGGGTCATTTTTAAGCGTTTCAATCATTCTGTCAGCCATTTCAAAATCTGCGTACTTGCCGCCGCGACTTTTAAAAATCGCGCTGTTGTTTTTCTCAACAAACTGATTGAATGCTTCATCACTCTCAAACGCCGCATGAACGTAACTACCAACGATCAAGGCATTGCTGGAGGGTCTTTGGTAAGACCCTTCCAACTCAGCCATCGTTCTTGCCTCGCACTCCATGAAATTTTTAAATTGCGATACAGACATGTACTTTTTATTAGCTTCAATCGAGTGGTAATTCAGCTTGTCCATCTTCATTTGCGTTACCGTCATTTTTAGCACCTTCTTGTTTAAAGGCTTTTGATAAGTCGCTCTCTTGTTTCTTCACTTTCTTATCGAACCAGTCTTCCGGTTTGCTCATGCCGTCTTTAAGAGAGTTAAATATTTTGATTAAGTCGAGATAATCGCGCTCTGTAAAGGCGTCGATGTTGTATCCCATACGTTCCTCGATTTGTTCTTGAGTGACCCGGAATTTTTCTTTAAAAGCTTTCAAAGCCTTACCGAGCCGATCCTTTAAAGGGCCTTGCGAATTTCCCTGGAGCGTTCGATTACATTCCTCAACGGCCTTGTCAATGATGTCGCCAGGAATAATGCCAAGAATACACGAACGTAAACGCCTTGCGCCTTGGTTGGCCACCATCTCGTATATATCGCGAGGGTCATCTAGCTTAACCAGTTTTCCTTTGGCTTTCCGGGAATGTTTCACTGTGAAGATCTTTTCTTGCCGGACGTTGGTTTCGAGGTCCCACGCATATGCCATCGCGACCGATTCGCCTTCACGTTGTTCCAGTTCTTTCACTCCAAAAGCGAGGTTTCCCCAGTTTTGTGCGAGCACTTCAGCCAAACGAATTGACGGGCCTTCAACCTTCGATCCGCCTCTTGGGTAACTATAGACGGCAACCTCAGCCAGTGCCGGGCGTTTGCAGGCATCAAGGATTCTTTGCTCTGCTTGGAATACATTACGCGGGAACTGCTTAGCCATGAAAATTTGGCCTTTCACTTCTTCCATTTCTCGGCTGCTTGAAGAATGAGCAAGCACACCAGTTTGTTGTTGCTCGAATTGAGTCGCTAAATCGTTCATTTTACTACCTCCCTTTGTCCGTTCAAACGTTTGTATTCCTCAAACTGCTCCCGTGTCCGAAACCGGAAATGCGGCACACCACGCTTGTCCACCACGATTTCACCACCAACTTGCGATAGCCGCCATTGGTCGAATCGTCGTTCGCTGTATGCGATCTCTATGGGTTTCATATTCAACCTCCTTGTGTTTCGGGAGGATTCTTGCTATACTAGATATAGATTTCTTAGCAAGAAACCCCCTATTTAACCCACCGACTGCCACCACAGTCGGTTTTTATTTTGCAATTTCCCAGTAGGCATCAAAGTATTTCAGAAGGCACTCGGTGTCATAGAACCATTCACCATCGCAGAATATGTGTTCATATCCCTCGACGATTTCCTCGCCACAACCACAAGCGCATTTATCAACCACTTGCGCATCGCGGATCGGTGCCAGAACCATTGGGTTTTCGATTGTTTGGTGCATGAAGTTAGGCCTCCTTTCTATACATATCTGCTTGTGGATAGATACCTCGTTTTTCTAATAACCTGTGAATAAATAGACGTCCTTTTTGAGTCCACTTGGTGTGCATTTTTACCGATTGCCGGCCATCGGTGTGGGTAATATCCACCGTTTGAGACTTTATGAATCCTTTATCCTTATATTTTTGATATAGGATCCATTGGCCATTTAGTTTGTATTGGATACCTTCATCGTGAAGAATTTTGTTTAATCGATAAGCTGATAATCCATAATCTTGAGCGATTTGTGTTGTCGTGACAGTATCCGACGAATTCAAAATTCGTTGGTAATAATCAACCATTGGCGCTTGAATTTGTAATTTTTGTTCTAATAGCTGTTTTTCTTTCTGTTCTTGAATCCAACGTTCTGCCCTGGTGATCGGATCTTCTATCATATAAGAAGGTTGATTCATTGACTGGATTTGTTCCCGCATCCTTTTAAACTCGTTGATGAATCTAACTTTCATCTTCATGGCCTCCGGTGTTACATAAGCCATAGCAACAATAGTGAAGGCTTCTTCGGTCATGTTGTACTTTTTATATTCCCGATTTCCAGAACGATAATGGGATAACGCAAAGTTGCGTTTTACAAAATTTTCCTCTTTTGCTTCGTTTAGTTTTTCGATCTGTATCTCGATGTCTCTCAAAACATCGGAATGACGTTTGTTAAAGACATCTGATACGGTTAAACTATCGGTAACGGGCTTACCGTCGCTGATAAAAACCAGATCTCCCACTGATAATTGCCTCCTTTCTGAATCATTCAACTACCATTTCAACTTCACCATGCCATCGGATATCATCATCTTTGCCACAAAAAGGGCAGAAATTTATGACTTGATCCAACGGTACAAAAATTTCTATGTCGCACTTACTGCATTTATGGAGATCAAACTTTTTGATTTCCATTTTTCACCCTCCTTTCAATATGTATTTGGTGCATTCGCACCGTTCGAGCCACGACCATCCGAGACGAGAAAATGTCGTGGTTTTTTTGTGAGTGGAAAACCCAGTCATGGCTCGAACGGCACGGGCGACCGAAGTCGCTCTTGCCATATGGGATTTTTGGGGGTAAAATGTTTTTAGGGTTTAGGCTGTCGCATTGGCGACGGCTTTTTCTTTTTCGTGATGGTCAATCATATATCCGACCGTGACGATCCGCCGGAGATCCGTCGAGTATTCGGTGTTCGCAAGCTGAGTATGTAAGTCTCCATCTGCCACATAATCTGCAAGAAAATCACTGATTTTTGACATGTTACTCACCTCCGTGAATATGTAAATTCTCAATTTTAATCACGACTTGTCCAAAACCGCGAGATTTTAAATCCTCTTTCAATGCGATCAGTCTGTCGTTTTCCCGTTTGTAAGCCGCTAGTCTGTCCAATTCGCGCTTACAGGCATGGGCCAATTCCGTGTTGCCCATGTGCACGTATGCGACGTATGCATCCAACAACCTCGCAGCCATCGGCAGATCGCTAGGCAGGAATTTTTCTTCAAATGACATGTTTGAACCCCTCTCTCATCGCTCGCCGCGTTTAAGTTCCTGTTCATGCACCAATCTCAGACGTTTGGCGTCGAGTTTGAATTCCTCCTCCAGCACGCCTTGCATGATGACTGCCTTCTCGATTACGTCCCGGATTTCATGCCAAGTCTTTTCCGCTGCTTGTTTCCGTTTTTCCGGGTCGATATGACGTGCCAAGATGAGTCCCTCCAATGCTTTTTCTGCTTCGTCCAGATCTTTCAGTAGGATTTCTTTCAACGCCGCCGGATGCAAATCCAAGTTCGGCACTTCGTCCAAGATGTTCGATATGTACCCGCCACTCCGTTCATCAATGATAGCGAGGGCTAATTTCCAATTCAGCCGCGCGATGTTGGGCTCATGATGCTTCGGCGGGGTGTAGGTGCCAGTTTCAATCCGAGATACAAGAGACCTGTCAATATGCAGCTCTTGTGCAATCTCTCGCTGACTCACATTGCGCTCCTTTCGATATTCAAGCAATTTTTCACCAATGTTCATTCGTATTTCTCCTTTCTGAACACCAAAAATATTCAGTTGTGATAGAGCAAAGATATAAACTAGAATTGCCGAGCGAGTGAAACTTGACGGTAGAGCGACATGATTTCTGGATGTTGTTTTTCGAAGTTGTCGTTTTTAATCATCGGTATCCCGAAAGTCTGTTCCATGTCGCTCATAAGGGCCGTCAGTCTCGAGTTTCTGACATCGACTGACTTGATGTTCTGAATCTCCTTGAAGCGTTCATAGAATGCCGGAAGTAAGTTTGTCATGTTTTCACCTCCTATAATTTCATACAGCGTGCTGATTCTCTTTCTGTTGCTTTTCCAGATACTCTTGAATGAGTCTTGGAAACGATGTTCGGGCGAAAAATTCAACGATCAGCTTTTTGGTATGCTCTTCGCTGGTTAGGTAAGTGATTTTCATATAATCACTCCTTTTGCAGGTATTTCCTTCCTTTTTGTCGAATTTGATCGATGGAAGGGAGGTGAATAATAGTGAATACATGCACAAAATGTGGAAGTTTCAATATGGTTACTAGTAACGACAACTACGCATTAACGATATGGAACTTCCAAAATGATCAAGTAACAGTTAATCCTGGCCAATTTTTGCCTGTAAAAGGTTCTTTCTGTTCATCTTGTGGTCATCTTGAACTTAAGGTTGATGCAGAGAGTTTGAAAAGGTTCCAGAAATAAGGACCTTATCAGCATTAAGATGAATTGGTTTAATCTTATTGGTCGTCGTAGCCGCGGCGACCTTCTCTTCCAAGTCGTTCACTTTTCTTTCTAATTCAGCGATGCGAATGTCATGTTCATCAATGCGATGTTCTTGGTTCATGATTTCACCTCCTTACATAGCCCAACGATCAAAGTTGGTGTTATCGGCTATCCATTGTGTGTGATCGTCAATCCATTTCATAAGCAAGTGGGTCGGTACTTTCGGATGGCCGAAGTCACGGATGACTGGGAAGTCTGGACGATTCAGCAACTCGCTGGCCTTGTTTTCTTTGATGCCCAGGAATGCCATGAGGCCTTTCCTGTTCAGTAGAGGCGGCCATTGTTCTCGGGCATCCAAGCGTTCAGTTAGCTTCTGGTAAGCGCGATCAGCGATTTTTGATGCGACAGCGTCAATGACTTCATCGTCGAACTCGAGTTTGAACATGGAGCGCACCCCTTTAGGCAGTTTGTGTACTTTTTGCATGATTGTTTTCAAAAAAAATTGTCCAATCAAAGTCTAAACAGTTTTTATCAGCAAGCGCTTGAGCCACTTTAACGCTTGGAATCAAGCCATTTTCAATTTTTGTATAGTAAGAACGATCGATACCTGCTATATCAGCCACTTCTTGTTGTGATAAGTTTTTATCCAAGCGTTTTTTAACTAAAAACGTATTTTTCAAAGCCATCACCACCTTGTGCAATTTCTACACTAATTATAGCGTGCATTAAATGCACAGTCAACAGTTTTTGTTCATTTTTTTCACAAATATTTTCATGTGCATAAATTTCACCTATAATGAGGTTAAAAGTTACTGATGAAAGAGCGGAGTGCCTTTCAATGGATTATGGAGAAAGACTTAAAATACTAAGGATGAGAAAAAAATTATCACAGCAGGATGTTGCTGACCGTTTAAATATCAATCGGTCAACATATGCACGATATGAATTGGGACAAACTCAACCAGATTTTGAAACACTTGAAAAACTGGCCGATTTTTTTGATGTTTCAACCGATTATATCCTTGGACGTACTGATTTCCCGAACCCACCTGGAAATGATGAAGACAATCTAGTTGCTTTTTACAACCTTGACGATCTCGATGAAGAAGATATTCAATATGTGAAGGAAACCATTGAGTTTTTGAGACGTAAAAGAAGAAGGCAAAAAAATCAAAAATAGGTTTTACCAATTTTATATAAATATGAATTCAAATTTTAAGGGGGATTTTAATTGAAAAGATTAGCTTTGGGATTATTTTCTCTGGTCTTGATCTTTGGCGTCTTAGCTGGATGCGGTGATGATTCAACTAAAATTGCAAGCGATAACAATAGCAAAACAACTACTAAAAAAGAGGACAGTGATAAAAATAGTTCTGGATCATCACAAAAACAAACCAATGATATCTGGACATATTACAATAACGCGACATGGTCAAATAATTACCAAGGTTTCAAAACAACAATCGAAAAAGTAGTTGTTTCTGATAAAGCACCTGCCGAAGATGGTTCAGATAAAAAGCAAACGGCGGTCGGTGTAAAGTTCAAGCTGGAAAATACGACTAAGGATAAATTTACTACATATCCGGATCAAGCCGTTCTAGTTACCAGTACTGGCGAGCAAATCGATATGCCGTCGATGTTTGGCTCTGACAACTTAGGCGGTGAATATGACGAAGGAGTCAAAAAAGAGGGAGACGTCATTTGGTATCTCAAGAATGCTGGAACTGCCAATAACATCAAGTGGGTTAAATTTAAATGGTCTATTCATAAAGGTGGAGAAGATGAAATAGATGCACCAACTCATGATTACGAAGTGAAACTTGAACTTAAAAAATAATACTAAGCCCTATTTTTTAGGGCTTTTCTTATAAATATAAAACAGAACATACATTCTCATAAAGGGGAAATTACCCATGAATCTAGCACTTTATAAACCAAGCCATCTTGAAAATTGGATAACTGAAAAATACATCGAATTGGGTATTATGTCTCCTGGAGATTTAGAACCGCACAATATTGCTACGAAATTAAATGTTGATCTGTATAAGCATCCAGTAGCCTCATTTTCGATTCGTGAGGGAGGGGTAAATTATATCTTCTTAAAAGACAGTGATCCATACAACGAGCGCGTTCAATTCTTTCATGAGCTATGCCATTTATTGAGACATTCCGGAAATCAACTGGGTATTATGCCTCAAACCTTCCGTGAACTGCAGGAGCGTGATGCAAATCATTTTACGCAATATGCAGCCATGCCATTACACATGCTCACTGATTTCAAGTTTGAAAGTCCCGATATTATTTACGAGCTCTCAGAAATTTTTTGTGTACCAATCAGCTTTGCAGCCTATAGATTGGAGAATATCAAAAGAAAGTTACGTCAAGAGACTTTAGACCAAATATTCATCAAAAACCTAAATTCACACGCTGTCACTCCTTATCCAAAATACCGCAAATTTAATTTGGATGATTGTTCAAATGAAACAAAACGGCTTCTAGCGCAACTTAACCAACAGCTAAAAGGAGGATAAATACATGCACATTGCAAAGGTATACTATGATTTTCGTGATGGCCAAGAGAGGCCTATTTGGTATGTTGTAAATAATGATTTTGATTGGAACTTAGCGACTCAGTATATTGATGTCTTAACACCGTATAAGAAGGCTTCACTCTTCGACTTTGAAAATCATTTAATTAATATATCTGTTTTTATACAAGAAATGACTCAAAGCTATGCCCATCCCAATAAATTAGGTCTTAATCTTTTGGCGATCGCTGATCGTATTCGTCATGATGGAATTGAGCCTAACAACGTTGATCAACTGATTGTGCTTGTTAACGATATTGAAGAAGTATTGCATATGAATATTTTTTGAGGGGGGTTACATATGAAAGGCCATGTCAGAAGACGCGGTAATAAATGGTGTTTTGTCATTGATATTCCAACAGACAATGGAGAACGTCGACAAAAGTGGTTTTCTGGCTACAGATCAAGAAAAGATGCCGAAAAGGAAATGGTCCGTGTTATCAATGAATTAGAGAAGGGCACTTTTGTTGAGCCATCAAATGAAAAATATAGAGACTATTTGAAAACATGGTTGGAAGGAAAGAAAAGCACAGTTAAACCGGCCACATATGATACGTATTTCTATTTAATCTCGAAACATATCGCTCCCAAATTGGGCCATATTTCAATATCAAAAATCAACGCAGTACATCTACAGAGATTCTATTCATATCTCAATGAGAAAGAGCATCTAGCTCCTGCATCCATTTCAAAGATACACAACATCATCAAAGCATCGTTAAATGCAGCATACCGGTATGGGTTCATTTATAAAAACCCAGCGCTTTTAGTGGATCCGCCTCGTATAGGAAGAAAAGAAATGCGGTTTTGGACTGAAGAACAGGCAAGACACTTTTTGAATGTCGCAAAAAATGATCGGCTCTATATAGCTTTCTTTTTAGCGATTACAACGGGGATGAGAAAAGGAGAAATTCTTGGTCTTCGATGGAAAGATATTGACCTGCAGAGGAAAACGATTACAGTCAATCAGACCCTATCTAACCGCGGTGATCGTTTTCAAGAAACAAAAACCAATGCCGGCCGCCGCACGATTGTATTGACAGGTAATACAATCGACGTTCTTAAGCAGCATTATACGACAATTAAAAAAGAGAAACTCAAAAACGGGGCACATTACGAAGATCATGGGCTTGTCGTTTGCACATCATTAGGAACGCCGATCATCCCAAGGAATTTTGACCGTGTATGGAAGCGCCTTTTAAAGAAAAGCGGACTGCCAACGATTCGCTTCCATGATTTACGGCACACACATGCCACAATCCTATTGAAACAAGGCATTCATCCTAAAGTCGTCAGTGAGCGTCTTGGCCATGCAAATATTCGCATTACATTGGATACCTATTCCCATGTCTTACCCGGATTACAGGAAGCAGCAGCAGCCAAGTTTGAGGAATTATTTTTCCATGAAAAAAATATTTCGGAATCCGAACGTTAGCAATTCGTTTGCAGTTGACCTCTTACCAAAATGAAACCGGGGTTTCGCACAAGCGAAAAACCCCGGTGTTATTAGCATAATAATGGAGCTTCCAACAGGACTTGAACCTGCGACCTCTTCCTTACCATTTAAGCACGTTGGGTTTATATAGCATTTTTGCGATTTATTTCGTTTTATTGCAAACGTAAAAAAATGCATTGAAAAACGTATTTTGTTTATCATGTTTTATGAACGGTTATTTTTATCGTTTGCAATTTCGTTTGCAATTTTGATGGTGGTGTTTATTGTTGACTGGATTCAACGAACTCACAAAAGACGAAGAAGATCTGATATATGCTTTTATTCTTCTCCCTCTTGCCCGCCGCGTTCTCGAGAACGACATGAAGGCTATTGAGGCATCTCGGATCAAATTTAAAGAGCCTTATATCCGGCTGATCGAGGATGCATTGAAAAAGCTATCACATGATCTCCGTGATGTGAAGCTGGAAGCCAGGAAGCAACAAATCAAGATGATTCGACATGGGGATCTGGACTATGAAGCGGTGGTAAGGGGGTGGACGCATCAAGTCGTACTGCACCCCAACCTTGCCAAGGAGTGGGTGGAGAACAAAATCAGCGAACTTTTGAACAAACAACATCCATGATCAATTCGTATGCTTCATTTAACATATCGTACTCTTCTTCCGTTAGCTCATGACAATGTGCTATCTTATTGCGGATTGAATAAAGTTTACGAAGGGTCAATATGAGGTCGTCGGAGTTTTTGAAGCAGGGGTAAACGCGAAGGTAACTCACGAGGTCGTAAAAATATGATTGGTTTAGTGGTCGTGATCTAAACGACATGTTTTTTGGGGCTTTGAATTGCCAATCTGGCCCATAATGTGATGTCATTTCGTCATCAATATATCGCCGTAGTCCGTTTTCTATGGCATACAACATGCCATAGGCTTCTTTCATGCGTTCCATGATGAACCTCCTTTCTTTTTGTATTATTCGGCATTAAATGGAAAATTCCTGCTAAGAAAAACCACCCGTGATGGGTGGCTCTTGCTTATTCTAACGCGCCGAGTACAGCATCAACCGCTGCCAGCATCGCTTCCCGTGCTTCTTCTTCGGTCTCATGATAACTGATTCCGGATTCGCCGTCAGTCACATCATGCGCGGGAACCTCATCCGCGAAGGGATATTCGGGCCCCCACGCGAAGAAATACCTTCCATCATCGACCTTCCCGACAACGTATGCTTCACCATCAATCGGGCAGTCATAACGACTAGCGACAACTCCAACAACTTTAGACATGATATTCAGCTCCTTTTCTTTTTCGGTTGTATACTCTTCGATCAAACGCCGAACGACTTCGCTGCCGTTTGCGGCGGCCAATCCATTCACGCGGTCAAACCTATATAGCAGTGATTCTTCGATGCGAAATTGACGCGGTTTTTTCATGCTGCCACCTCAATTTTTGCAATGATCAGGTTATCTTGTTCTTCGACTTCCTTGACGATATATTCATTGTCGAGTATGAGCCATTCGGTCTCACCAAAACTCGTATCATCGGTATAGTTGTAGATCGGAAGACCAATCGGATTTTCAAGAACGAAGATCACCCCTTTAGCACCGCGATCAGCGAATTCTTGAGCAACTTCAAATCGTTCATCGAATGAAGAAAAGAGATTTTGAAAATCGACTTTGTCACCGACAGCTAACTCAAAATCATGATCGACGTATATCCCCCGATAGAGAGGAACTGGACAATTTTCTTGATTCTTTTCGATGAAATCTGCGATCGCCATTTCTTCATCTACATTAATCGCATCGAATCCAAGTTGAGCATAGTTGCTGAGGATTTCGCTGATTTCCATTAGTTTAAACTCCTTTCATTTTCTTCTTGTCTATAATATACATTATGTGTAATTACATGTCAATACTTTTTTAAAATTTTTTTAGGTTTTTTTACAGCCGCCCATAAAGGGCGGCCGTGTTAGATCCGATCTTCGTAAAACTCATAAAACCACTGACTAAACGGGATATATTTCCCGTCTTCCAGACCTTCACGCAAACCATCGTGGTACAAACCGGCCAAATGCCGCACGTCGTTCTCATCCATGAATGGTTTGTTCAAAACCTTTCTGACGAGGTCGCCAAGAGCTGGGTTTTCCAATTCATCTTGGACATGTGACAAAACCCATTCAAAGTCATCCATGACCGGAATCATTGTCAGTTCGTTTTTATACACTCTCAACGCCTCCCTTTTGGTTATGAGCCATGTGGACCCCGATTTCCGGATCTCAGATGACCGAAACTTTCTGCGGTGAATGTCACGTCTGACTGAACCGGACGGCAAATCAAAGTCTTCTTCTATTTCAGATGGTGTAATTACTTCGTATAAAAACATTACGCAACAGCTCCCCTTTCCGCTGCAACGATTTCAAGTGCGCGGAAGATTTCTTTTCGGAAGTTGTCCTTTCCGCCTTGGCGGACAAAAACCTTACGATCGAAGTCATAATAGCCTTCAAAATCCGTTTTTCGAACAACCGGATTTCCCCAGTTGCTGACGGTTACGAGCAAACGGCCACGGATATATAAGCGGTGTTTTCCGTAGTTTTTCCATTCTTTTGCGGAAGCTTCGACGATTTTCATTGCAGAACCTTCGCGGACGATTTTCCAAGCGGTTTTGAGTGCCAAAGCCATGCGAGCCGTCCAGTCACCTTCCATTTTCCGAGCAAGTTTAACTGCCAACTTCATAACTTCTTTTTGCATTTCGATTACCTCCATTTTTTTGATTCGTATTCGTATCATCTTTCTGACTCTATTATAACGATACGTTTTCATATCGTCAACACCAAAAATTAAAGTTTTTATTTTCTGACTATTTAAGGGCAAAATAAAAACCCCCGCCATCCGAAGACAGCGGGGTTTCTTTTACTTCGCTTTCAGTTCTTTCATATACTCGTCCGCCTTAAGCGCGGCTTTCGTAAAGCTATTGTTTTTCCACCAAGCCCAGATGCTAGATACGACAGTCAGAACAGTCGATACAAATGTGTCGACTTGTTCATCGGAGAACGGAAGCGGCGATCTGCCGAATGCTGCTAGCAATTGATTGAGAAGCATAATGACAAGCACAATAGTGCGGATGATGGTTGATTTTGTTGGTTTCATTTTAAATCCTCTCCTATTTTAGATGAATTTTTTGACCGACATAAATTTTGTTCGGGTCTTTGATATTGTTAAGCTTCACCAATTTTGCTACGGTCGTATGATACTTCACCGCAATCTCAGACAGCGTGTCACCCTTCTTAACGACATACGTCTTCATGGCCGCCGCTTTCGGCTTCTGATACTTTGCAAGGGCTGCTTTTGTCTGCGGACCGACGATGCCGTCAACCGCAATATGAGCGGCTTTCTGGAACGCCTTCACAGCGGACTCGGTTTTCGGCCCAAAGATGCCGTCAACGGCGCCACAGTTGAATCCTTTCGCGTTGAGTTGTTTTTGCAAATCCTTGACGGCCGAGCCTTTGTCGCCACGGCGGAGCAGTCCATCATTTTTTGATGTCGTCTTAGCTTTTGATTTGCTTGCCGATTTTGTTGCGGACTTTGTATCTGCGAAAAGCTCCGGTTTTGCGTAATCCATATCAACACTGCCACTAATGCCGGAAACCTTGCCAGAACTCGTATATTGCCACATTGCCCAATCCGGCCAATAGAGAACGGTTGGTTTGTCCACGCCATAGTGGGCGATCCATAGCTGCACGTCGTTGGCCACAACATCTTTTTTCAGATGGTTCTTCGAAAAAGATGGGTTGGTGTAAAGAAAAAGTCCGCCGCGCTTGTGTTCGCGGAGGACTTCAAAGAATGCATTTGCCGCATCTGTTAAATCGCCGGTGCCAACTTCAAGGTCGAGAATATGAAAGTCAAGCTCGTAGTCACCAACGACAGAAATAAAATGCAGCGCTTCATTTTGAGCTTCTTTCGCGTTCGAAAAACGAGCGAAATGATATGCCCCAACCTTCCTGCCGCTAGATTTTGCACCAGAATAATTGGCGTGGAAATTCGGATCTACATACGTCTTTCCCTCGGTTGCTTTGATGAGAACAAATTTGATGTCTTTATCGACCTTTTGCCAGTCGATAGCACCTTGATGATGGCTGACATCGATGCCTTTGATATATGCCATCTTAAATCTCCTCCTTTTTCTCGAGAACATCGATCCTCCGATGTGCCGATTTTGCTGATTCTTCTACTTTTGCCACCCGTTCTGTCAGAGCCACGATGTTTTTCTCGTTCGCTTTCAAGTCAATCCGTATATCATCGACCCCCTTCCGTATGTAGCCCAATTCCGCTTTCAGTTCGGCTGATTCTTGGGTGTCTGTTTTTACTTCTTTTGTTTTTGCTAGCTGATATGACAAGTAGCTGAGCAAAAGCCCAGCTACCGCGATGACGATTCCTGCTTCGATTGTCATTTGTACACCGCCTTTTTCCCAAAAATAAAAAGCCCTACTTTTTAGGCTTCTCGGATTTCAATGTTTCAATTTGCTTTTTAAGCTCGTCAATCTCTTGTTGTTGCTCCGTGATAATCGCATCACGTAACGCTTTTTCTTGGGCAAGAGTCGCAACTTGGTTGGAAAGGGAGTTGATAACGTATTGTGGATTTTTAATGTTCATGCATTTATCGTCCTTTCAAGATTTTCTACACGTGTAATGAGTTCTTGAATCGCTTTGATTGATAGGGCGTTCATCGCATATTGTTCAACGCCGTCACCATCTATGACCATTTCTGGGGTGCGGTATCCATCGCCGATGATAAATCCATGTCGGACTTTATCTATGCCCGCTTCGACATCGCTTTTTAGACGATACTGGTACAAGTCGGCGTTTTTAATGATGTCGATTGCTGAATCTTCCCATAGCTGAATATCTTGCTTATATTCGGCTAGGGAGCCCGTAGGGAATGACGACGCTCTAAGCGGAATAAGCGTGCCTGATCCATATTTTGTTGCGCGAATTTCACTCCGGGATGTTTGGATATAGCCATAGTCTGAATCAGTTATAATCCGAAAAGTTTGTTCCTCTATTGTAAGGTGTCCGTTAATATTAACGTTTGTTACGGGCGTGATGTTAATGTCACCATTTGAGTTTGTCCAGCCCATATCTGCGCTAGATGGGGAAGGTACGCCAAAATAGCCTGTACGCGAAGTACCTGCATCTCTGTAAAACTCGATATAGGACGCTCCTCCAAAACCGACAAGCTGAAGGACGTTACCGACTGAGGATACAACTTCAAGATGTTTACCCTGTATTGTTACGGTATTATCAAAGCTTGAATAAATAGATGACCTTGGATTTCCGTCAAAATAGTCCCCAAATCCAATTCCTTCACCGGGAGAGATATAAGTACCGTTACCGCCTTTGCTTTTCACTTCAAGACCATATTGAGTCAACTCAACGGTGTTCGTACCACCGTTTGCTATAATTGTCGAACCTTCAATCGTTACCCCTTTGATATGTCCTGCTGTAATGTTACCGAGGTTCGCGCTTATGGCGGACAGTGATGTGACAGATAACTTATCTGCGGTGATTGAGTATGTGTAGATCTTACCTCCGTCAATAAGAGTGGTCCCCGTATAAAACCAGTCGAGTGATGGATTGTCTTTGGGATTTGGTCGCCACGCATTCGCGGATTCGTCATCTTCGATTTGAAACCCAGTCAACCATATAGCACCGATAAAGCTAGTCATGATGTTCAATCTGACTTCGCTTATATTTGTGACACCGCTTAATGTGCTTAAATCAATAATGGCTTTCTCTCTTCGCCATGGCGAAGAAGAGGTGTAGTTAGTATTGTTATTGAAGTAAGCCATTTTACCTGTTTCGCTAGCGGTATCGTAAGTTACCCGAATATATACCCGAAAATATCCGGATTGCATTCCACCAGATATTTGATAAAAACTCAGCGTGAGCTTTTTATTCAAGAAATTATTTGGGTTTTCGAGATTTTGATGGACGAAATGCTGGTTGGCATCAGTCGGTTGCAATCTCAAATAGTTTACGGCGCCGGCAGGTACATCATCATTTGGCCGCGTTACTGCCCCTGTCATCGAACGGACAGAGACGTCAGTAAATCCAGAACTAATATTCCAATTCTGTGTTCCTAAAGCAAAATCACTATTTCTGATATAGTTATTTCCTTTGCCAATTTTTGTCGGGTCATAGCCAGCATCAAAAGTTGTCTGTCCCGAGATATGCACTTTGCTTCCGTCGATCAAGATGCCTTCGGTGCTGATGTTGATTTGGTTAATGACATCGTTTTTAGATACTCTCAGGTTAATATCATCCGATAACTGACTGATTTGAGAGCTTACCCAGCTTTGGTCGGCTTTGCCACTAATTTGACTGGTAAGGCTATCAGTCGTTTGCGTTAAAGTGGATATACTCCCCTCTGCATTTGTCATCCGAGTTTGCAGCGAGTCCGCTGTCTGCGTTAAGGTAGAAACGTCACCCTGCACATCTGAAACGGTCGTTTGTAAGCCATCCACCGTCTGCGTGAGCGTTGATATATCACCCTCCGCATTCGTGATGCGCGTTGCAAAACTATCAGACGTTTGCTGGAGGGCGCTTATATTACCTTCGGCGTCCGTCATGCGGTTAGCAAGGCTGTCTGTCGCGGTTAAAGCGTTTTGTGCGTTATCAAACGCGGTCTGCGCTTGGTTGATGGCGTTTGTCGCATCCTGCGTTGCTTGTGTTGCTGTGTCAAAGGCCGATTGGGCTTGTTGCTTCGCTTCTTCTGCGGATTGTGCTGCTTCTTCGAGTGCTTGATTGACCGCCTCGTTGTCGACATCGTCCACCCATTGAGTACCGTCCCAATGCCGAATGGCAATGACGACATCGGTGCCATCCGTCACAAACCAGATATCGCCTGTCTTCGGATTACTCGGTGGGTTGGGGCCATATGAGCTTTTGTTTTTGGAATCAGCCGTCTGTTGGGCTGTTTCGGCTGTTTGCTTCGCATCATCGGCGATGTCCTTTGCGACCGTCCACCGGGTCTGTTGCTTCATCAGTACCGACTGGATCCGTTTGATGTCGTCCGGAATAGAGATGTCAACTTCTCTGTAATTCCCGAACGTATAAGTAAATTCACCATTCGGGTCGCCATATTCAGGCATCTCCGTTCGCAGAACCTCAGCCTCGAGATAGATAGCCGGTTCAAAATAAGTATCTTTGATGCGTATGGTCATCCCGACACGGACTTTTTCATGTTCATAGCCCATGATTTGCTCAAGAGCCGCGCCAGTCAGTTCATATTCAACCGCTGCATCATTCCGACGTTTGAGAGCGTCTTGTGTCGCGTCAAGCACCTTTTGCGGCGTGACATCGGTCGTATCTTCGGGCTGATACTGGAAAATGCCGTACCGATGTCTGCCGCCATCGTTCCACCGCTGATATGCGTCTGCATCTTCGACATAATTTTTTCCGTCATTTATGCTCTCGAACGTGATAAAATTCCCGTCCTCGTCAGCCGGGCCGTACCCGACTAGACGTGTCACAATATCCGCGCGGTTTTCTTTCCGTTTGATGCCAACTATATCCTTGCCGAATTCCAACTCCTTGCCATCGAAAGCGTCTGTCGGGGCGAGCAAATCCATGTAGCGGACGATTGTGTTATTGACAATCTCAACACGAAACTTCACTATGCAATTAAACTGGTCTCTAAGTTGCTGAGCCGCGGCCAGTGGCAATAAATACTCTTTAAACTCGACATCTTGAGTCCCAAGAAAGTCGACACGACCGAGTTGGTAATTCGTATTTGCGAGCACATAAGCCCCTGCCGTTTGTAGGGTTGCGCCAACCAGTTTTGTTGGTCTGATTGGTTCCGCTTTCCCGAGTAAAACATGGTCGCCATCGGCATGAACGATTTGAATCAGACCATTATCATCGTGATCTTTCTCAATCTCTGACAAAACAAAAAGACGGTGGTTGCCGTCTTGGTCTTGGGCGACGATATATCTAACGTTTGTAAAATCAATGGTTCCGAGTGTCGTGAAATCAAGGGTGAGAAGATTGTCCTGTTGGTCCTCGGTAATCTTGGTATCCCAATATATTTTGTCACTTTGGTTGGTCAAAACGTCGATGATTCTTTCATTTGAATCCAAAAGATGAATCCCAGTCGGTGTTTTCTTGGTTTGTTGTTGCTCGTCTTCCAATTGACCGATATATTGCCCGACATGTTGGGTGTAGTTTGACATTGAATCACCTGCCTTTACTTTAAGAAAAGACCTCCGTTAGTTGAGTATTCCTTGTTCACGCCAAGCAGTAAATTGATTCTTCCAACCGTCAGTCGCATTTGGGTTTGCCATCAGTGAACCATAAGTTAAATCTGAGTTGCCGAACATGGTGA